AGGGTGATGAAATGAGAACAAAGTATAAAATGAAAATTCCTCCAATTTCCAAATGGGATAAAAGTGTTTTAGAAAAAAGATATTACACAAAACCAAAATGATTTTATTCGGAGTAGATGGTATGGCTGCTGCTAATAAACCAAACTCAGACCAATACCTAGATAATTACGAAAAAATTTTTAAGAAAGAAAAAGTCATTCAAAAATCTACTAATTCTAACGAAGAAGTAGAAAAAAAGAAAGAAGAAGACATACTTCTATAAAAATGTAAAAGTCGACACTATAAGTCGTAAAAATGTTTATGGATGAAATTATACAAGAAGAGTCATCAACTTCCGATAAGGTTGTTCCTTACGATAGATTTGCTGAAGTCATTAAAGAAAAAAATGAATTAAAGCAAAAACTTGAAGAACAATCTAAACCCTCAGTAAATCAAGACAACGAAGACAAAGAAGTTAAAGCAAAAAATTATCTTAAAACTCTTACAAAGGAAACTTTAGAAGAAGTTAAAAGAGAAGAGATTGCTCAAAGACAGGCAGAAGAGAAAGAGATTGAGAAAGAGATTTCAAATACTCTTGAACTTAATCCCGATATTAAAAAAACAGATTTTACTAAATTTCTTTCTGAGAAAGCAGAAATCTATGGAATTAAAAGTATTGATGGTGCGATGAAACTTTATCGTGAAATCAATAACTTATCTAAAGATGTTGCTGATAAAACAAAGAAAGATATTTTAGGAAAACCAGTTATGCCTAAATCAGAAGGAGGTGGTGAAACTATCTCTTATGAAAAAGACTTCAAAGGAAAGAGTTGGGGCGAGATTACTGAGACTATGAAGAAGTCGCTAAAATAAAATAAAATAATGTCAAATAATACTGCTTTTAGTTCCTACATTACTTCTATCACACAGGATGTGTTTATTCCTAAATGTGTAGACCAAGTGCTTTCTGGTAATGTATTGACTACACGTTTGATGAAGAATCAAAAAACGTGGAATGGTGGTGAAAATATTTCAATTCCAGTTAATTTAAGTGCTTATACTCAATTAGGTTCTTATTCTGGATTTGATACTCTTTCAACTACTCAACAAAATACTCGTCAGAAAGCCTATACTTATCCTTCACAGGAATATGTTTCTATTTCAATTTCTGGTATCCAGAAAGCCGTTAATAGCGGTGATGCTGCGGTGCTTGATTTGATTGCTACAGAAATGGAGCAAAGAACCAAAGACTTTAAGGATATGTTTGGTTCTCAGTTATACGGAGATGGTACTGGTAATGCCAATAAAGACATCTTGGGCTTACAAGCTGCGGTTGATGATAGCACTTCTGTGACTACCTATTTAGGTTTGTCTAGAAGCACTTACACTAACTGGAAAGCTACTCGTACTGCTCAATCTGGTTCATTAACTCTCGCTGATTTGGCTGCTGATTTTGATGCAGCTCAGGTTGGAGAAGATGCTCCTACTTTGTTCGTTACTACTCCTGCTGTCTTTACCTTATACGAAGCCTTATTAACTCCTACTGTTCAACATAGTTTATCCTTCAACGGATATGATATGTTAACTGCTACTGGTGTTTCTAAAGGTCTCGCTGCTGGTAATGGTTTCAGGGCGTTGTACTTCCGTGGTGTTCCTTTAGTTGCTGATGAAAAATGTACTTCAGGAAACATCTATACCTTGAACGAAAATCATTTATCCTTCTACAAACTTCCTCAACCGACTGGATTCACTGTTGAATCCGAAAGAGATGGTTTTGGTTGGACTGGATGGTTACAAGGTGTTAATCAAGATGCAGTTACTGGTCGCCTTCAATGGTATGGTCAGTTAATCTGTGATGCTCCGAGAACTCAAGCCAGACGTACTGGTGTAACTTCTTAGAGTCGAGTCGATAATAAATTACTAAAATGAGTTTCAAAAATCCCGCTTTATCAAATCCAAAAGCTCGTGTTCAGAGTTTTACTGTGTCAACATCTTTACCTTATACAGACCCTGCGTCTGCGAATTACTATAATTATACTTTCTGGACTGCTCCAGCAAAGTGTGTAGTTGATTCAATAACGGTAAGATATAATACAGCTTCCAGTTCTGGAACTGTAGCGGTACATAAAGTACCGTCTGGCACAGCACCTGATTCTGGTACTGCTTTGTGTACTGCTGTTAGTACTGCGGCAACTGCCGATACTAAATATGCTGCTACACTTTCTACTACCAAATCTACTTTGGAATTAGCCGCTGGTGATGCACTCCAATTAGTTGATGGCGGAACACTTACAAGTCTTGCTGATTTGGAAGTTACCGTCGGACTACATTGGATTAGTTAGATTTTGGATTAGATTCAATATTATATGACAAATCGAATAGGAAAAAATAATCCTTTCTACGGAAAACATCATTCCAAAGAAGTAAGAAAAATGATAAGTATTTCTAAGATGGGTGAAAAAAATCCTTGGTATGGAAAGAAACTTCCAGAAAAGATAAAAGAGAAAATGAGTGTAGCACATAAAGGAGAAAAAAATTCTTTTTATGGAAAAAAACACTCAAAAGAAACTAAGGCACTAATGAGTAAACTTCATAAAGGAATACATTTTTCTGAAGAAACTAAAAGGAAAATAAGTGAAAGTAAGAAAGGAGAAAAACATCCTCTATGGAAAGGTGGAATATCATTTTTACCTTATTCATTAGATTGGACTAAAACTCTCAAAAGAAGTATTCGTGAAAGAGATAAATATACTTGTCAGATATGTTCTAGTCAACAAGGAGATAGAGCATTTGATGTTCATCATATTGATTATAATAAATTAAATTCTAATCCAGATAATTTGATAACTTTATGTCGAAGTTGTCATATGAAGACAAATTCTAATAGAGAATATTGGATTAAATATTTTCTTTTAGGTTAGTTAAGTCGAATAATAATTCTGATTTATATGGGGATAAAACCCCTTAAAGATTTCAGAACAAAAAAATGATTACAGGTCTTCCAGTTGTATATGGAATACGTCCTTTTGAAGAAGAAGCCACTCCTAGCTGTGCGTTAGGAACTCGTGGTTATACTTCTGATGGTCGTATCTTCCGATACGCAAGAGCTGGAGAAGCCCTTACTGCTGGTTTAGTATTACAAGCACCAGGAGAACACACTAATCACCAAAATCTTACACCTTCGGCTGCTGTCGCTGGTGCAACTTCAGTAACACTTACTTTAGGAGCTACGGCTGCTACAGAAAATTTGTATGCTGAAGGATATTTAGTGGTTACTGCTACTGCTGGTAATGGTATTTACTACAGAATTAAGGGACATCCAGCCGCTGATAGTTCTGGGTCTTTAACTTTACAGTTATCCGACCCAGTGAAAGTTGCTATTACCGCAAGTTCAAAAATTGACCTAGTTAAAAATCCTTATAGTAAAGTTGTTGTATTTCCTTATACAGGATTTACTTCAGCTCCTATTGGTGTAGCGTGTATCGCTATGACCTCTGGGTACTATGGTTGGATTCAAACAGGTGGTCCAGGTATGGTTAAAGCTGATGATACCAATATAACAGTTGGTGCAAAATTAGTCACTTCTAATGCAACTAATGGTTGTGTTGAGAATTGTGCTGATGGTGCTGAATCTGCTTTACCTTATATCGGTGATGCCTTAACTGGTATCGCTACTACGGAAAATGGTATGGCGATGTTAAGAATAGATAATTAAGTCGTTAATTTTTAGGAATCCTATGGGTAACCTTAAAGTTTTCCTAATAATAAAATGTTAACAGGTATTCCAGTTATTTATGGGATTGACCCATATACAGAATCTTCAATACAGGAACATAATCTTGGTGCTATTGGATTTTCAGGTGATGGACGAAAGTTCAGATACGTGAAATTCGGTGGTACTTTGACTGCTGGTAATTTATTACAAGCTCCTGCTGAAGATACAGGAGAACAAGGTTTATCAGTTGCTGCTGCCGCTGCGATTGGTGCTATGTCAGTATCAGTTACTTGTGGTGGAACAGTTGCTGCAAACTTGTTCGCCGATGGATATTTAGTCGTAACTACAACTGCTGGTAATGGACTTTATTATAAAATTAAATCCCATCCAGCTTTGGCTAGTGCTACTGCTGCTTCTTTTGAGTTATATGACCCATTAGTAGTTGCTTTGACAACTAGTTCAACAGTTGATTTGGTTATGAACCCTTACAAGAACGTAATTCAGAACCCTGCTTCTGCTTCTGCCGCACCAGTTGGTGTCGCTGTAATTGCAGGAACTTCAACTTATTACGGTTGGATTCAAACAGGTGGTCCTGCTTGTGTTCTTGCTCAAGGTGCTTTGACTGTCGGTGCTCCGTGTGTTGCTTCTAACGCCACTGCTGGTGCTATCGAAGTAGCCGCTAACGATAGCACTGAAGCTCAAGTTACTGTTGGTACTGCTCTTACAGGAGTTGCTACTACAGAAAACGGTATCCTTAATCTATCGTTGTAATATAAGATGGGGAGGGAACTATTGTTCGT